AACTTCACGAAGCATTACGGTAACACCTTGAGTTGTTGATTTCTTTTTGAAATACAAATCAATTTTAGATGCGAAAATTGTACCAGAACCGCGGCCCATACCACCTTTAATAAAGAATGTTTGCGCTAATGGATCCCAATCAACACCACGGATACCTGGAGGTGTTGGTCTTGGATCATCGTCATCGCTCGGCTCAGGACGTGGTCTTGGGCGTCTTGCCAAGTTACGTTCAGTCATTGAAGCGGTACCAACGGTTGCAGGAACACGAGTTGATTGTGTCAGTGTTGTTTTCTCGACATTAATATTCCATGCGTGGTACGATAGTGTTCCGATAGATGTTGCACCAGATCCGATTTCCGAATAGGTATCAACGTCAACAACTTCAAGGCTTCTATCACCGCAATAGAATGTTTCAGAAGGAATACTAAACACCGCTCTGATAACACCATTTGCGTCGGATACAACAGGATCACCTTTTGCACCATAGCGATTAACTGCTCTTGCACTATTACTTGATGTACCTGGGAATACGTGAGCGTTTACATCAACGGCATCAAAGAAGAAATAATGACGAGTATTAGGACGAAGACCTGCCATATAAACATTGACATCTCTTGACCGCATAAACGGATTGAACTCAACATTTGATGCAAATTCACCAACGTCTGATTGAACAACTGATTCTGTTGCTGACAATTCCCAAGTACGAACTTCTGCAACTTGTGTTGGGAACCAATTGTTGTCACCGCCAACTTCACGCAAAATTCTACCTGTATCAATTGATCCTGTTAATGGAATAAATTGCTGTACGTTTTCAAGGAAATCTGCAAACGGACTTACGAGATTAATATCAATTGAAACTGGGTCAGCAACTGTATCTTGTACCGAGTCAAAGGCAGGGAACAAATCACCTAACCCAACATACTTATAAAAGTTACTTACGGCATTTCTAAATCCTGATGCGTATGGTTGTTTGATAACTGAAATATGACTATCACGGCTAAGTGTGGCAGCCTCAGGTTCATCAGTATTTGGGAATACCGATGCACTTGATGTAGATTTTAAACGTAAATCTAATGGGAATGTTCTTACCGCAGGTTGTAGTTGCTTTTTATCAAAAGGAACAGATGCGTTAAATTCATTGTCTTGTACGTTTGCAAGATCTAGGTTGTTCAATGGATCTACTATATAACCATTCTTAAACCTTGTCAATCCATTTTCATCAGTAATTAGCAAGTTTGTTGTTTCGGTTTCCAATTGGTTCAACTGAATATAATATTCCATTGCCTCCAATCTTTTCTCGATTGACTTAATATCTCGCATAGTATAATTTTCAACTGTCTTTGAAGACATCTTGATTGCATATTGTTTTTTACCTTCACGAGCAGCTTCTTTTGGTGTTAGTGCAGGCAATCCTGGTACAACAACTTTTGAAATTTGTAGTTGGTCAGGAGCAATTCTAGGTGGCACAGGGCTTTCTTCCTCAGTACCTAAGATGTAATCAAATCGCCCAAATGAGTCCACGGCTATAACGTCTATACGTGCCATGTAGTGCTCAATATCACAGGTAATTGAATTGCCATTAGATGGAGTAATGAATGTGGATCCAGTAAAGGTTACAGAGGTGTCATCCACTATACCAGAGATAGTTGGTGCACCGCCTGGCAAAGTCTGAGTATATAGAGCATTTGGGTTCTTATCGACATAAGGTCTAAAGTCAAAACATTCTCTTAGATTATATACTCTTCCGTTATTTGCACGGTATACTGGAATTTTATTTGATCTATATGAAGTGGATGGCAAATCAGCGTCAGGAGTTGTATCATCAATTCCACCATAACTATTAACGGTAAAGTAATATTCACCTGATGCGTTATTTAGTTGGAATACTTTTAATTTGATTACAATGTCACCTGCTGGCGGTTTTGGACGACCAGGAATATATTCCATATAAGATATGTCATAATAACTATCTTTTTGATTTGTTTTCAGACGGAAACTGTTTGTGTAATCATCACCGTTTGTTGAGTCGGCAATAGAAACAATTTCATATACGTCAGGAAAACCTAATGTGTATTTTGAAGTTGATGTAGAATAAGTAACTTTAATATACGGTTCAACTGAAAGCTTTGAGTGATTTCCTGCCAATTGAATTCTTTTATTAAAATAAACAGTACAGTCACCAGTTGGTGTAGTATTCAAGGCAATTACGAGATTGCTGTCATTAACTGTTGTGGTTGTACCGCCAACAAGAATACGAGTATTTGTGCTATCAACAACTACAACGTCATCATTGTTACAGTTAAAATCATCACTAGGACCTGCAGGAATAGTAATTGTTGTTCCTGTTGGTGTAACACTTGATTCTTTAACACGGCGAGGAATTGACATATCAGTTATTTCTTTCAAACTGAATGTGCCTGTATCAAAAATCATCGGTGCTTGTTTTTGACCTTTAATTGTTGAACCTGCGGCAATTCCGATATATCCTGTTCCACTCGAAATTCTTTCAACGTCGGCAAATGTTTTTGCGGCATTTGTAATTCTTACACCGAAAATATATGCGCGGTCAGGTGTTAAGTTACGAACAAAACATTCACCGATTGTTGCACCTGTTCCGTCTTGGAGGTTGCTTGTGGTAAAGTCAATATCAAGAACACCGGTAATAGAAGTAACATCAACATAGTTACCATAATTCATTCCAACCGGTTCGTTTTGTTGAATTGTTGTTGAAGTGATTGGAGGAATTGTGAATTCTCTTTCACCTGCGTTTTCAACTCTAAATCCTTTAACATATGCAACACCTGGGCTAACCAAAGCCTTAAGAAGGTTTTCTTCAGCATCAACGTCATATCGACGGTCGGGTTTTACGATGAATTTTTCAGCAACATAGTTACCTGACTCTTCATATGTTCGGCGAGCCATTTCTTCACCCAATACATTGAACTGAGTTACATCTCTAAGCTCAATTGCGTTACCTGTTTCATAACGGATTAGTGTGAAAAAGTCAGAGTCAATATCTGCAGTAGCAGTTGTGAGTGCAACCAAATCAGGCACAAGTTTTAATCTATCAGCACCAGGTGCGTTTTCATTTCTTGATCCGTTTGCATTATCATATAGTGTAGGATCTTGTAAGAATGAAATAAGTTCTTCATCAACTTTAAAACCAACATTAACATTATTAGGAAATCTTGAATATTTTTCAACAACTAATGTTTGCTGAGTTGTAAACAAGAAATGACCTTTTTGGAAAATAATACCAGGTGATGCTTTCAAACCAAACGATTTACCAACTGGGGTAAATCCTGCGCCGGCTACACTGATTGTATCAACAAGTGTCGGGCCAGGTTCAGTTGGGTGAGGTGCACCGCCAACAGTTTTTGAACGGTAAATGGAAAGTGTTTCACCAGCATTGAATTGCTTGATAGTATTAGCGGAGTTAGCCAAATCTTCCGTTGTGTTTAAGTAATTAACAAAGAAAGTATTTAGATCAGGTGGACGAGTTGTATAACCAATTTGTGCCGAAACGATTTCAGCCTCCAGGCTTGTAGTACCACCTGTTACCGTATATACAACATCAACAAGTGTTTTAACACCTGAGATTGTTTCTTCTACTGTTCCGCTAATAAAATCTGTTGGAGTAAAACTCGGTTTCTCACCAAGCTTAACAAATTCCAATGCATCCAATTGTGTAAAGTTACAACCTTTAATGATTGAACCTTCTTTATAGATGTTATCACCAAATTGTTCAATCTGATTTTGCAAGATTGTTTGAAGCTGTATTAGCTCTCTTGCTTGAACCGCATATGCGGGTTTAAACAAAACTCTATAGAATTGATTCTCCTGGTCGAAGTCATCGAAGTATGGAGAAATGTTTAAATTTGTATTAATTGGCATATGTTTATCTCTCTTAGAATTGCAAGACCAGTTTATATTCTTCTCTTGAAGCGGCGGATCTATTTAATGGAATAATATCTTCCATAAAGTATACTTCGCCTGATCTTTGAACATAATCGGATGTTATTACATTATCGGCTGTCGGAGTATTTATATTAATTGTCTGGCCGGACGAAGTGAACAAAGGTAATGATGTGTCTAATGATACCGATGTTCCTGGCTGGTTTTCATATGCGCCCATATACTCTGAAATATAAATCGTGTTGGCAGTATTATCAACTTCATGGACTTTACCGACAAATACAGTTTCTTGACTGTTATTAACTTGTGTTAGTGTATCATTAACAACGGCGGCAGGCCATTGGTCAGATACAATAGAAATCCTGTTATCAAATATTGACGGCGCAGTATATGACGGATCAGTGTTTGCCCACTCAGGGTTTTTAACCACACCGATATATGAATAACTATTTGTTGCGCCGATTTGGGTATTATCTGTTTCTGTGATATATCCGTAAAGTAATACGTGGCGGGAATGCAGTTCGTTAAGGAAGTTCGTTGCGTGCCCATTTGTTGGTGACAAGATCGGTCTTAGTTCCGCACGAACATCAATAGATAAAGCATCCTCAGGTTCAAAGTCATATAATGGATCAACAACTCTTGCTGATATACTATTATATCCTGAACCTGCTTCAATAATGTTAATTTTCGTAATTGAGTTATTTACAATTGTTGGGATTGCTGCTGCACCTGTTCCATCACCATTGATTTCAATCTTTGGGAATATTTGAAAACTTGCTGAATCAACAACACCGTCAAATTTTGGATCACCTACAACAAAAACTGTTGCTTTTTGTGTTGAAGCATTATATGAATAAGATCCAATATCATACAAAAAGCTTTGGCCGTTAATGTTAGTAATGTAAATTGCCATGCCCGCATAATAATCTGCGATTTCCTGTAATGTTGTACCTGTTATAATAAGTTCACCCGCTGATAAAACACCATCTTCAGCAATAACACCATTTTCATATGGATAGCCGTAATTTCCTACAATATTTTCAACAAAGATTTGGTCAACCTTTGATCCCGTATCAACATATGACGCATTTGCAGTTGGGTCAACATCAAAGTCACCCATAATAGGAATATAACCGACCGCGTTATATGCTTCAAACTCTGATTGTGTTAGTGAATACATAAATTTCCATACATAACCGTCAGCAGTTTCATAAATTTGATTTGGTGTAGCTGCTGAATAGTTTGGTGGGGTGTCAACTTCACTAAGTTCGTTATTATATAGGCATTTATAAATTCTATAATCACCTGTATCATTACTTGTCGGACCAACAACGGCGTAAAACTTTTCACCGTCAAGGTTAACACGGTCATCGTATTGAATATAAGTTTGACCTTTTTGCCAAGGATAATATTTAATTAAATATTTTACGTCATCGTTACTAATTTGTTTACCGAATAGTGTTTTTTCAAGAAATAAGTTTTTATTATATTGTGAGTCGACCGCGGACAACCTATTAAGCCCAGTTGTAACTGAGGAAACAAAAATATAAAAATCATTTGCCTGAATGTCGTCTTTAAACAACCTCAGTGTATCGGTATTTAAATTTGTTGTAAGTACTTCTGACATTTGTTCACTTCCACTTTTTCTTATTTATATACAATTGGCTTATCCTCTTTTCCTAACTCGACCACGTGGCCATACAATGGAGGCCGACGGTCTTGTTTTGAAATTTACCACTGGAAATGACTTCCCAGACACAGGTCTTTGATTAATCCAACGTAAAATTTTATTAGGTGCACCTTGAAGGCTATCGGTATCCATTGGATCATCTGTCTCACTATCAAACATCTCATCGTATGTTGAAACTGTGTCCAACCAAGCTTGTGCTTCTGTTTGTGTCATATTAGGATCTTGTTGAGCAAGTATAGCTAAAACACCTGCAACTTG